CTGAAGAAGTGGAAGCGGCTGAAGAAGTGGAAGCGGCTGAAGAAGAAACAGAAGGAGCTCCTGCTGAAGAAGTAGTAGAAGAAGCAGTTGCTGTTATTGAGGATAATGTGGATGTAGTTGCTGAAGCAATTAATGAAGCTACTCCTGAAGAAGTTACTCCTGAAATTGCACAAGCGGCAGCAGAGGCAGCAGTTGCAGCAATCACTCCAGTTGTAGAGGAGGAAGTTGAATTAGATTCTCAAATTGCTGAATTAACATCAGTAATAAAAGGAGAGTTAGATTCATTAAGAGCAAAATTAAGTAAAATAGAAAAGAAGGCTGGAGGAGAACCTATCACAGCTAATAAATTTTCTAAAACAGAAACAAAGAAGAAAATAAATGTAGACAATCTATCAGCAAGAGATAGATTCTTTTATAACTTGGAAAACATACAAAATTAATTAATTAAAATTTAAAAAAAAAGAAAATGGGATATTCAATTACTTCAAACTATGCGGGTGAACATGCTGGGCAGTATATCGCAGCGGCGCTTCGTTCTGCAAAAACATTAGAATACTTAACTGTATTAGAAAATGTTAAATTTAAAAGAAACATCACAAAAGTTGCATCATCTTCAATGATAGCAGATGCTACATGCGACTTTTCAGACGCAGGAACACTTACTTTAACAGAGAGAGTGCTTAATCCAAAGGAGCTACAAATTAATGTAGATCTTTGTAAAAAAGATTTATTAGCTGACTGGCAGGCAGCCTCAATGGGAGCAGGAGCATGGAACAGAGATATGAGTGGAGATTTTTCTGCTTTTGTTATTTCTCACTTATCAGACACAATTGCTGACTGGATAGAGCAAGTTATTTGGACTGGTAATGATGGCGACCCTGGTTCAGTTACAGGAATGTTAACAGCAGCAGGAGTAGGTACAATAGATGCAGATGCAGCAGTTGTAGAAGCAGACAATTCAGGTGGTGCAGGTACTGCTCATAATGCTACTAATATAGATGAAAATTTAGGATTGATTTTAGCATCTGTACCAGCAACAGTTTACGGAAAGGAAGATTTATATATCTACTTAGGAACAGCAGCATATAGATTATATATTGAGAATCAAGCTACAGCAGGATTCCAAAATTTATACTCTATGAATGATGCTTTTGTGCCTATGTATAATGGAGTTAAATTAGCAATGTGTCCAGGATTACCAGCAGATAAAATGGTAGCAGCTCAAAAATCAAATCTTTTCTTTGGAACAGATTTAGTTTCTGACACTACTGAAATCCGTTTACTTGACATGTCCGCTCTGGACGGGAGCGACAATATCCGCGTAGTAGCTAAGTTTACTGCTGGAGTACAACATGCTCAAGGTGGAGATATTGTAAGACAAGACTAATTACTAATTTAAAAACCTAAAAAAACATGGCGTGTAATTTAACAAAAGGAAGAAATTTAACATGTAGAGACGGCATAGGAGGCGTGAAAGCTATCTATTTTGCTGAGCATGGAGAATTAACTTCTTATGTAGCAGCATCAGGAGAAATGACTGACTTTGATTTAGGTGCTGGAGATGATATTTATAAATATACAGTAAAGAGAGGAACGGCAGGAGTTACGGAAACTATAAATCCTAGCTCTGAAAACGGAACTCTTTTCTATACTCATTCTTGTAATATTAAACTCCACGACTTAACGAAGGAAGATCAGAACCAAATAAAACTGTTAGGACAACAAAGATTAATTGTCTTTGCTGAATTGAATCAATTAACATCAACAGGAAAGAATGTAATCTTAGCAATGGGACTTGATAATGGAATGGAATTATCAGCTGGAACTTCGGTTTCTGGCGTGGCTCTTGGGGATATGGCGGGTTACGACTTGACCTTTGAAGCACAAGAACCGGCAGCAATGCAAGTGGTTGCTGATTATACATCAACACCACTTGATAATAGTGCTTTTACTTTCAATTCAATAGTTACTAGTTAATCATTGATTGATTATATATTTAAGAAAGGGTGGCAATTCGCTACCCTTTTTTTATTTAACTTTGTAAAAAAATAAATTATGAAAAAACTAAAAGAACAATATAGAGGAGTTGTTTTAAGAATTAGCGGTAGGAATATCATATTAGATAATGTAAATCCTAAAGACGCAAAGCCCATGGGATTAGAAAAGTATTTTGAAGGCTCTGAAAGTAAACCTAGAAAATCAAAACCTACTGATAAAATAAATGGACAATTAGACAATACAAATAATTAAGTCTAAATTCCTTTATATAGTATGATACACGGAACTTATGGAAGTACAGTAACAAGTTATTTAAGTTTATTAGAAAGTAAAATTAATACATCTGTTGTAGATGCTAAATTGAGATGGCTGTTTAAATTTACTAACGATATGACTAAAACTATAAAATATGGATACGGCAAGGTATATACTCCAAATGATAGATATGTAAGAAATGATTTTGTACATCACTTAACAGAAGATCTTTTTACAAGTAAAGTAAATTTCAAACCTTATGGATATTGGAGTTATGAAGTTTACGAAGTTTCTTGGATAGGAACAGTAGCTTTATCAGCAGACACAGCGCCATCAACAGAAACAGAAGTATTAAATGTGGATGGGGATAACGGAGTAGTACAAGGAAAGGTTCATGAGGGGAAACTATATGTAACAGAAACATCAGGTTCAGAACAGATACAATATACAGAACATACAGAATCAACAACAAATTATTTATATTCAAACTAAAAAATTATGGCAAATCAACAAGAATTATTATCAGAACAATTAGGAAAGGGTGGTGTAACAATGATAGAAGATACAGATGCAATAGCAGTAGTATCAGGAACAAGTTATTATGCAGTACACTTTCCTGTTGAATCAGCAGTTGCATCTATGGTTACAGGTTCAAATGTAACAGGAGATGATGCTGATTTAGTTAGAACTTATGCAGCTGGAACTATTTTATTTCTTAATTTTACAGCAATCACTTTAGGGAGTGGATTAGCTTTAGTATATAAGAACGACACTTTGTAATGAAACTAAGTTTAGACAGTAGTTTAAAACAAAGAGGAGGAGGAGCAGCAGATTGGACTCCTGCTAGCATATCTAGTTTAATACATTGGTATAAATACGACACTGGTATTACTAAAGGTGGTGATTCTGGGAATGAAGTAACAGCTTGGGCAGACCAGAAAGGAAGTAATGATTTAACAGCTACTGGAGATGAAGCAGGTTCTCCTGTATATGATAGCGGGGCAATTCATTTTGATGGTAGTGTAGATATTCTTACTTTTGATTCAGGACTTACATTAGGCAAGTTTTCTGTTTATTTTAGATTTGAAGTTAGTAGTTTTGGAACAGCTGATTTTTTGTTAAATCCTACGGGAGCTGATTTTCTTAAAACACAATCAGCATCAGAAATGAGAATAAAAATAGATGGAGGATCAAGGCATGATGTAGCTTTAGGATTAACTATGAGCACAGGAACAAAATATAATATTGGTATTGAAAGAGAAGATACAGGCGGTGGAGGAGATGCTAATGACCAAATATTTTTATTTATAGATAATGTTTCAAAGTCGGTAGGAGGTTCAGGAGGAGGAACACAAGATATTACTGAAACTTGGGATATAGTCCAAATTGGTGAGCCTGCCGCTGATGTTAAATTTTATGAGATGATAATTTGTAATGATTCTTTAAGCTCTAATGATAGAACCTCACTTAATACTTACTTTGATACTATATAATGGAAAACATATTAAATATAAATCTTGAAACACAGACAGCGCCTGCAATTAGAGAAGCTACTGGAAAGGACTGGATTGAATATGGAACTAATGATGGAGAATATCCTAATTTATACCCACAATTTTTAATAGACCTTTATTACAACAGCTCTACTCATTCTGCAATTATAAATTCTACAAGAGACATGATAGCTGGGGAAGGATTATTAGTTGAAGAAAATGAGAATACAGAGGCTTATGTTAAATTAAAACAATTCATAAATAATGCTAATGGAAAAGAAACTTTACATGATGTTATAAAGAAATGTGCTTTTGATTATAAGTTACAGGGAGGTTTTGCTTTGAATGTTATTTGGAATCAAACTCGTACTGAAATATCGGAGGTACATCATTTACCGGTTGAAAAATTACGAGCGGGGAAACCAAATGAAAGAGGAGTAGTAGATACTTATTATATTTCTAGTGATTGGAGTAATGTAAGAAAACATCCACCTCAAGCTGTTCCTGCTTTTAATTTGAATGATAGAACAAGTCCTAGTCAAATTATATATGATGGAGATTATAGTCCTAATATGGACATATATTTTACTCCGGATTACACTGCGTCTTGTAATTGGGCGTTAGTAGATCAAAAAGTTGCAGAGTTCCATTTATCTAATATCCAGCATGGTTTTTCGGGGAGTTATTTCATAAGTTTTGCTAACGGAACTCCTACTGTTCAGGAGAGAAACGAAATAGAGAGAAGTATCATAAATAAATTTACAGGAGCATCAGCAAGTGGAAAGATAATTTTAAGTTTCTCAGATGACCAAACTAAAATACCTACAATAACTCCTATTGCTGTAAGTAATGCAGACAAACAATATTTAGCTTTACAGGAACTTCTGGTTCAGAACATACTGACAGGACACAGAGTTACTAGTCCTATGCTTATGGGAATTAAAAACAATACAGGATTAGGAAATAATGCAGATGAATTAAATCAAGCTTTTGAAATTTACTTAAATACAGTAGTTAAACCTTATCAAGAAAGAATCTTAAGATGTTTTGGAAAGATATTTGATGTAAATAATATGAACCTTCCTATTGAGATAATACAAAACAAACCTATTACAACTCAATTTACTGTTGAGGATATGAAAGCAGTAATGACACAAGATGAAATCAGAGAGGAATTAGGATTACCTCCGTTAGCTACAGATGAAACGGTAGAGGAAGATGAGTATAAAGAAATGAGTAGTAACAAACCTTTATTAGAATGGATTGAAAAATATGGAGAAGATACTCCTAATGAAAATTGGAAATTATTATCAGATGAAATAGTTGAAAATGAACATGAGGAGTTTGATTATGAAGGGGAGTTAAATCAATTACATAAAGTAGAATTTGCAATGAAGAAAAGTTCTTCTGCAATTATTTCTGATTCTGGAATAGATGAGAGAGATGAAACACAAGATGGAACAGATAGAGAACATAATCTTTATAAAGTTAGATATAGATATTCAACTGCAATTTCAAGACCAAACTCAAGACAATTTTGCAGAAATATGTTAGGGAATAATAGAATTTATAGAAAGGAACATATTAAGAGTATGAATAGTGAAATGTATAATCCAGGCTTTGGCGGGGGTACTTCTTATTCAATCTGGCTTTACAAAGGTGGTCCTCAATGTGGCCATTATTGGCGTAGAGAGATCTACTTCTTTAAACTAGGAGAAGCAACAGGAGAGGATATTGCAGATGCAACTAAAATAATAACAACAACTGAAGCTCGTAGTAATGGATTTTATCCTGAACCTAATCAATCAGAAGTATCACGAGCGCCAAGGAATATGCCTAATAATGGATATAAGAATCCACGATAAAAAATTAAAACTATGAGAACAAAAGAAAAATTTTACGAGAACCTAAGAAAGAAACATGTAAGTATTGAAAAGAGAATTGAGAGATTTGAATTTAGAGATGTTAAAACTTTAGATGGTTTGTCTGCAAAAGCGAAATCAAAAACAGCAGCGGTAACAAAGGCAGTAAATGCAGAACTTGATGCGTTTTCTGACTCATACGACCAACAACAAATAGCAGAAAAACAACTTGCAAAAACAAACTCTGCTCAGGACAATTTTGATAAAGTTGCAAAAGAGAACAGAAAGAGATTAGATGATGCTACAAAATTAATAAAAAAAGCAGATGATTTATTGCAAAAAGAAATTGCAAAAAGAGACAAACTAACTGCAAAATATAATAAAAAAGAATCAGATGCAGAAACAGTTTTATCAGATGCTAGAAGCTTAGTTGGACAAATGGAATCAGCAATATCTGCTTTTGAAAGTTCTGCAAAGTCATTAGGAGTTATGGATAAAGTGTCTAGTCAAATTTCTAAATACAATGCAATTAAAGATAAGTTAGATTTAGAAATACAAAAAGGAACATAAAAAATTATAAAAATTAAGTAATGGCAAATTACGTATTATTTGTAAGTGAGAACAAGATTAAAGATTCTACGGCTTTGGGAGGTAACATAGACAATGAGTTTATAGTTCCATATCTAAAAGTTGCACAGAAGAAGTATATAGAAACTAAGCTTGGTACAGACTTATTTGAAAAATTACAATCTGATATTACTGCAGGTTCTTTAGCTGGTGTATATCAAACTCTTGTAGATGACTATATACAGGACGCTTTGGTACATTGGGGCTTTTATGAGTGTTTACCATTTTTAAGAGTTAGAGTAGCAAATAATGGAATAGGAGTAAAGACATCAGAAAATTTAGAGAGTATGAGTCAGCAAGATATGAATAGTTTGAGAGAGGAGATTAGAAACACAGCTGAATTTTATACAGAAAGGTTAGTGGATTATCTTTGTAATAACAATTCTAGTTATCCTGAATACTCTACCAACACTGGAGCTGATGTTAATCCTGATAAAAATGTGTTCTATTCGGGATTAAATACAGAACGAGTAACATATAGAGGAGGAAAAATAACATTAGATGATTTTTTACCTCCTAGCTAATGAAAAATAATTATAAACCGAAAGCAAAAAATGAAGTTGCTTTAAAAATATATATAAAAGATGCCACTAAAAAGAGTAACAACAGAGATAGCAGAAGTAACAACGGTCAACGCATCCGTTCTAGGAATAACAACATTCGCTGATTTTGAGCTTGTCTTAAAATTATTGTTATTAGTTTTGTCAATCGGTTATACTATTGCAAGGTGGAGAACACACTGCAGTAAAAATAGAAAATGAAATCATACAAAAACTTTAATAGTTCTGAATTTGATTCTCCCGACTTAAAAGGGAGTGGAGAGAATATGAAAGATGAATTTATGAAACCGTTACAAGAAGCTCGCTCATTATCTCAAACACCCTTCCGTATTACATCAGGATTTAGAACTCAAGCATATCATGATGATTTGGGTAGGCGCGGGTACAAAACGAGCAAAGGTAGGTCTGCTCATCAAGATGGATATGCAGCAGATATATCTTGTAAGGATAGTAAAACAAGATGGTTGATTGTAAACGCTTTATTGTTTGCGGGATTTAATAGAATAGGAATAGCGGCAACCTTCATACATGTAGATAACAGTCCGAAAAAGACACCTAATTGTATTTGGACTTACTAATATTAATCAAAAATAATTAAAATGAAAAATTGGCTCATCAAACAAATGTTCGGCAGTAAGAAGTTCTGGTACGCTATTGGTTCTGTAGTTATACCAGCAATTGTATCATATTTAGGAGTATCAGCAGACACGGCACAAGAAATATTTTATGCCGCTTTGAC